ATCGCCGATGGTCGGCGGCGGAATGATCGGCGTGCCGGTAATCGGACCCGGAGCGGGCGCGGTCGGGGAGCCGCTGCCGAACACGGGTTGTGGGATGCCCGCGATGCTTGGCGGGACGGGCGCGGGTTGGATCGGGGACGTGCCGTTGCTCATACGCTATACGCCTGCGTTATGGTGGCGCAGCCGCTCCCGGTGATGACGACGTTTTGTCCATCAGCGACGACGAGCCCGGAGGCACCGGAAGGGACGAGGGTCGAGCTGGGCGCGGGGACGAATGTCCAGCCGAACCAGTTTGGCGGCCGGCGCCCGGCGAATTGGCGCAGCGGCGGATCGGTCTGGCCGGTTGCGCGCTGCCACGCGCGGAACGCTTCGACTTCATCGTTGAATTTGCGGAACGTCCGGGGTTGGCTCGGGGGGCAACCGCACTTCGTTTGTTGCGGCGGAATGGAGCCCGGCAGCATTCCGGTTCCCAGTGATCGAGCCGGGTTGGAGAACGTGACGGGCGGGTAGAACATTTTGACGCAATTCGAGCCGGTAGCGACGATCCACGCGCCCTTTGGGATCACGAAACCGTTACCGCAAACCTTGACTTGACGCGGCTTCCCGAACGGCGACAGCGAAGCGCCGGGCGGTCCGGGGGGCCATGCCGAGACGGGCAGCATTTAGAACGGCGCTCCTCCCGTGATCCCGGTTATCTGCATCCCGGTCGATGGCTTAGAGCAGACCAGATTGAGCGCAGTAATCGAGAGGCCCACGCTGGCAATCTGCCCTTGCGGGATGGTGGAGTACCAGCCGGTCCACGCAAAATTTGCATCTTCATGCACCACTAACGTGATGTACTTCGAATTGAACCCGTAGGCAGTCCCTTGGGGGCAGTTGAGGTCGAAGAAGATTGGAGTATCCCCCAACAAAAGCCCGCGAAAACCGCTATTAACAGGATCATCCTTACCCCATCTGGAAGAAGGATCATTGTTGTAGCGCTCCACCGCCATGAAGTCGGTGAGGAGGGTTGTCCAATCCTCGACCGAACAGACCATGAAATCCAACGCCTCGCCGCCAGAATTTTTCACCGCCGCGAGCATGTTGGGGATGAACGCGGCGCGGGTCAGGATGTCGCCAGCGCCAGCGACGACGAGCCCCTGCCAATCGGGGTAAGTGACCCGGCTTAACCCGCCGTAAGTTGGCGCGGTGGTCGAGTTGCCGTAGGCGTCCTGTAACGAGAACATTTGCAGGACGTTCGTGATCGGCGGGCCGAACAGCGCGGTTGTGAGCGCCTGCAACGATGAGTTTTTCAGATCGTTGAGCTTGAGCATGAGGCGCGAGGCGACGGCGATCGCGTCCTGCGTCACGAGCTGTTCAAGACCAAGCGAGCTGACCGGCGTGGCCAGCGCGCACATGTTAAACTCCGCATTGACCGTCGCGGCCACGTCCTGCGGCAGATTGAACTGCCCGGCTGGTCCGATCCAGCTCGATTGGACGTACTGCCCGGTCTGCACCGGCTGCGTGTACGGCGACACGCCGCCGCTGGCGCGGATGGCGTTACGGAGCAGCAGGGCGAGGAGCGGGTTTTGTTTGTAAATTAAGATGACGACCATCTGCGCAAAGACGCGGCGGACGGTCGCTTGCAGCTCCAGACCGATTGGACCGGCTGGAATTATACCCGCGCCAAGCAGGGGCATGGTTCATCTCCCTCGGGCGCGCTCCTCGTCACGGTGGATTGCGCCTAGGATTTCTTTGCGTCCCCACGCTTCCGGGTCTTTGGCGATTTCGTTGAACTCCGGGGCCTTGTCATGATGCCAGAACTGGCTGTCATAGGTCGGAGCTGACATCTGCGGGTTCTTGCTCGCCCTGTATTCGGCCGCCACTTCGTGATCGGCGACGGCTTTTTCGTGCATCCACGCTTCGAGGTCTTTCATCGCCTCGTCGGTGAAACCGTATTGCTTCTGGACCTTGGTCCGGCTGGCGTTCCACGCGGCGCGGTCTGCTGCGGCGGCTGCGTCGGCGGCTTCCTTCTGTTTTTTCTGGTCCTCGGCGCTGAACCGTTGCTCGACCTTGTTTTCCAGATCGAAGTCAGGGATCGAGAGGTTCGGGTACTTCCCTTTGATGAGGCGCTTCGCCTCTTTGTTCCACTTGGGATCGTTATAGATGCTCTCGACGAAATCCGCCGTCATGCGCTTGTCTTGGAGGTATTTGTATTCCTCGTCCGAGATGGTGCGGGGCATCGCATCCTACCTGTTTACGAGCTTCAACAAGCAGAGGAGCCAACGCCTCTGATTGGTGTCCAATCGCCGCCATTCATCTTCGGTCATCGGCGGCGCCAGACGCGACATGAGTTGCTTCCGCGTCAACTCTTGTTGTCCTTGCCTACGATCGAAGGCTGCAACGGGACGCCGCCTTCGGGCTTAGGCACGACGGCGGGGATTGCGCCCCACTCGCTGACTTCCGATTGCGTGTCGACTTGGAGGATCGTCCTCGGCGGCGTCTCCGGGGGCGACGTGATGGGCGGGTCGTATGAACGGTTCTGAGCCATCATTTCCTCCAAGTCTAGGTTAGACTGTCAACCCATATAGATTACACTATCAGCTCGCGCGCCTTGCGGCGGGTCATCGCGCCCCACGCCATGAAGCCGAAGCCGATCAGCAGCATCGCCCAAGTCGACGGCTCGGGAACGCCGGTCGTCAGTTGGATCGAGCCGCCGAACGACTGCCTCGGGGCGGTGAAGTCGATGGCGAACTGAGTTTCATCCGAACTGAACGCGCCGGTCGCCGCCGACACAGGTCCAAAAGAGCCATCGAGCAAAGCAGCGGGGAACGTGTGCGAGGCGAGCAACCCGCCATTGGCGAACGTGCTCTCGACGGTCGGCCCCGGATCGTTGGTCAAGCCGTTGACCGTGAACGTGGACAACGTGTTTCCGGTCCCAAAGATGGCGCTTTGCAGGATGTCGACCGTCAGCGTGTGCGAGCCAGTAAAACCCAACGCAGCGGTGGCGTCGAGCGTCACGCTCGATAGGTCCGCGTTCGGCAGGATCGGCGAGCCTTGAGCGTTGATCGTGATGTTGGCGAAGTTCGCATCGTTGGCGGTGAGCGAAGCCGCGCCGGTCGTGATCCCCGTCACGTTGTCGATGAGACTGCCGTTATCGAAAACCTCGATTTGCAACGTCGCTGCGGCGGGAACGGCGGTTGCCGCAAGCAGCGCGGCGGCCAAAAGCAATCTGTTCATGTCACGGACCCCTGCTCGAAATGAGCGCGCTGTCGTAGCACGGGGTTCAACTCCCCGGTAGCGGGGTTGAAGGCATCGGAGCGCCGCCCTGACCGCCGCCGGGCTGACCCTGACCGCCCGATCCCATGATTTTTTGCAGAAGCGCGTTCTGGATGGTGCGCTTGAGCTGGTCGCCGATCATCGTCTTCTGGATGCCGACGGCCGGGCCCATGGAGCCCGCGCCGCCAAGGTGGCGTGAGAGCTGGCTGATGGTGCGAAACACGTCGGAGTGGAGCTTCGATCCGGGCTGCAATCCAAGCCCCGCCTGCTTCAAGGTTTGGATGGCTTGGATGATGAGGTTCATGCTGTCGGCTTGGTTGCCGGGTCCGGGCGCCGAGACTTGCGCGCCCATTTTCGAGCGGGCGAAGGCTGCGAGGTCGCCGCCCTGCATGGGCGCAGTGTCGCCCGGAGGCTGACCGCCGCCAGTGGGAGGACCGGGAGGAGCGCCACCGGGCGGGGGCTGGTCTTGCCCCATCTCGGGATCGTCGTCGGTTACGTCGCCTGCCATCTGCATTTCACCCGGAGGCCGCCCCCGCCGACGGGGGCTAATGCCTAGCGAGGGCGGTCATCCCGTGTGCGGTTGCCCTAGGGGATAGGGCTGGGACGGGCGGGAAGCTAGCCGATTATCGCATTACTGCAAAGTCGGCTTTCCCCCGCCTGCTTTCTTGCGCGTGCCGCCGCCGCCCGCTTTGATGCCCAAAATCGCCTTCATCAATTCCTCGGACTTTTCCTCCTTCGCCTGTGACGCTTGCGCCTTTTGCCGCTGTTTCAACCGGGCCAAAAGCAACTCTGCGCCGGGCGGGTGGAGCATGTGGATCAGATCCTCGGCGTCGATCGCTCCCGCTCGCGCCAACGCGATCGCAACTTGCCTGTTATCCTCCGCAAAAGCTGGCGACGCTGAGTGGCTGTCAACGGTGACTTGGAAGTTGCCCGGAAGCTGGGAGAGGAGGAACTCGATTTGGGTGTCGGCTGTGGTGTAGATGAGGGCGTCCATGGCTTGCATGATGCGGAGCGCCAGCCACCCACAATCGGCGAGCTGCCTTTCGAGCGTCGCGGCCTGCTTGATGAGGTGGGGGGACGAAGTTCTAACCAAAGTTTGAGCATGGACGCCAGCTCGGACGCCCGGCTCTCCTGATCCAGACATGATAGGCGAGAACCCAGAAGCTTCATCAAACAGTTTGAAAATAAATTCGAGTTCTTCGAGGTAGTTTTCCGGCGGCGGGTCCAGTAGTTTCGACGCTTTTGCGTTAGGGTTTGGATCGTTAATGAAACCTCCCTCGTTGACAATCTTAAAGTATTGTTCCTCGGTGACGGAGGTGAACCCGCTGAATACTTGGGGCGCATTGACGTTCCTATCCCACATCACTTTGATGTCGCGCATCCTCTTGTTGAGCATGTCCTGCAACATCTGCACGTCGGCGATGATCGAGCGGCCCCAGAAATAGCCGGGCGTCGGCTGCGGCTGCACCTTGACGAAGCTCGATTTGCCGGGGACGCGCGACAAGTTGCGGTGCGTGTCGTCGCCTTCGATGATGATCGGCTCCGCGCCGTAAATGACTTGGACCGTCGTCCAATCCTCGTCCCGGTCGCGATCCTTGATCCACACTTCGCAGTGCTTGACGGTCGGGGCGAACGAGCGCTGCGGGCGCCACGGCGTGGGAACCGGAAAGACGTTGACGATCCCCGCTGCCGAAGACGGGGCGTCGCCAACGTCCCCCAGTGGTTGCAGTCCGCCCACAACCATTTGGTGGAAATAGGTCGGCTCCTCCTCCTCGCGCATCGGCCCCGGCGCTTCCTCAAGCTTGGCCATGATTTCTTCGTAGCGCGGGTGTTCTAGGAGCATGGTGCGCAGACGCGACTTGGTCGGATAGCTGACGTGGCAGAACGCCTCTTGCTCGTCGAGGTTGAGGGTCGTCTCGGAAAGCACACCGAAATTCTGCGGATGCACGGGCGCGGTCTTGAACGTGCCGCTGTCGCCGTCGGGCAGGACTTTGAGGATTTGACAGCCGTTCACGAGGCTCCAAACGACGGCTTCGGCGAAGGTGATGTCCGCGTCGGTCTGTCTGAAATCCATCGACAGCTTTTCGGCCACGAGCTGCGAGCGCTCAAGGATGCTGTCGTCTTCGCCGCTATCGTAGATGAGCTGGAAGCGGACGTCGGTCGGCTGCATCAAAAACCCGGCCAATTTGTCGACGAAAGGCTTGGTTTTGTTGTAAAGCGCGGCCCGATTGTCCATCGAGCCCATGTAATAGTATTGGGCGGCGCGGGAGTAGATCATGCCCCGCTCCTCGGATGACGCCATGCACTGGTCGATCATTTCCCTGATCCAGAGCTGTAGGTCGCCCAGCTTGGAAGGGATTTTGAGGGCCATGGACTACCAGACCTTGATGGCTCGCCGTCTACTCGCCTCAATTAGGTCCGGTTGCGCCCCGCTGGCAAGGTTCGCCTTGAGCATGTCGAGCCCGTCGAAGCCGCCCGCCTCACGCCGGGTCTGCTTGCCGATCGCCACGGCGGTTTCGAGCGCGTTGGCGATCTGCCCGCCCCACGTCGATTGCAACTGCGTCGCGGATTGATCCTTGTAGCGGACCTTTGGCGTGCCGCCCTCGCGGTTGTCGAATTGGACGTTGGCGACTTTGTAGTCGTTGGCGATGATGTCCTCGGCGACGCGGTGCGCCCTCATGCTGACTGAGCCGCCGATCGCTGGCGGTTTGAACTCCTGCCCCATGCGGGCGTCGCAGCTCTCGCAGGACGGCGGCGGCGCGTCCCATTGCTCGGCCGACAGGACAACCTCCATCCGGTGGCTGCATTCGCCGCACATGTAGGTCCGCATGATCGGCATCAGAGCCTCGTCAGCCTCTCCGACGGCGCGTAGTGGCGCACCGCGCCGCACCGATCGCACTGCCAGCCCATCCACAAGACGCCGTCATGCCAGCCCGACACAACATGCCCGCCGCACCAGCCGTTGCGGCATTTGAACCACTGGACGAGCTGGCGGAGCGCCATCATGGCGTCCTCGCCAAGGTGACGGGCACGCTGGGGCGGGCGCGCTGGCGCGGGTGACGGAGCCGCCACGGAGTGCCGCCGTTCCACGGGTTGTCGTGGCGCCTGTTCGCGAAGGTCACCGCGCAAGCCCGACACATGCCGGTTTTGCCGGTTCCTTTCACGGGTTTGCCGCAGCGCGGGCAGTCCATCAGACGAAGCCCAGCAACCAGAGGATGAGGAACACGACGAGGATCACGCCGACGATCCCCAAGCCGCTGTTGCCGTAGCCGTAGCCATATTGCCAGCTCGGATTGAAGCGCGGCCCGGCGTAGCCCCCGAACAGGATCAGGATCAGCAGGATGACGACGACAATGCCGAGTGGGCTTCTCACGGTCGCTTGCCCAGCCCGATCGGCGGCGCGCTGACGCGCTCCTCAAGTTTTTCGACGCGCTCGGTCAAAGCAACGTGGCTGGTGAACAGGGCGTCGACGCGATCCAGCAGAGAAGCGCCCGGTATCGGCCCCTCGGTGGGCTCCGCCACGGCCTGCGCTTCAATGCTCTGCCATGCGGCGGTGTCGTCGTCTTCGGGCTTGGGCTCGGGCGGCTCGGGCTCGGGTCGTGGTTTCGGCTTCGGTTGCGTCGCCATTCACTTCCTCCAAGTCGCCGCTTTCACGCCCCACATCTGCGCCGTCTGCGCGTGGGTGATCGCCAGCGAGTACATGCGTTTGACCTCGTGATCGGTGGCTTGGTCGCGGTGCATGTTGCACCTGTCGATGAAGGCCGCGATCATTTCCTTCAAAACCGCAACGTCGGGGTCGCCGCTCGGGTTGAAAGTCAGGCCGACGGCGCGTTCGCCGAAGGTCATTTCTCGTTCCGCTTTACCTGTGTCCATCAGAAAACCTCCTTGCGTCGCCCCGCCTTTTGGTTGATTTTTTGGACGAAATCACTGAACGCAAACGATAGCACGGTTCCTGCGTTCTGCGGCGGCGGCTCCCCTTTGACGCTGTCCCACGTCAGCTTGCGGGCAATCAGCATGTCCCGGCGCATCTCGATCCACGTGTGATGCGCCAGCGTGACGGCGCTGACAAGATCGTCGTTCTCCCCGGTGTCAGGCCCGGCCCCTAACCAGCCGTCGTCGAGGACGATCGCCTGCAACTGCTTGACCAGCCGGATCGAGCGGATTTCGATCTGCTTGAGGTCGATGCTGTTGCTCAGTGCGCTGTAAATTCCAGCCTTGTTGTCCTGATTGGTTTTCCAGTTGATGACGTTGCCCATGCCGCCCAGCGTGTCGGCCCGCTTGTAGAGAAACCAGCGCACCGCCCCGATCATGTTGAGGATGCTGTCGCCCCCTGCTTCGGCTTGGATGATGCCGCGCTGCGCAAGTTGGCGGAGGTTACGCACTTCGGGCATGACGGCCGCGCCGACGCCGCTCACTTCGACGTTCGCCAGATGATCGCGGTACGCCCCGGCAAGGTGGCAAAGCACCCACGCGAATTGATAGGTGAAGGGCTTATTCGATTGATATTCGGCGACTTGCACGACGCGATCGGCGTAGCAGCGCAGGACTTGCAGCGCGTGGTCGTTAGCGTCCCCCCCGCCGCCCCCCGACGGATCGCCGCCGATGACGTACACGCCCCCCGGCTCCGGTGGCTCCCACACCCTTAGCTGCACTTCTTCTTTGTTCGTCGTCTGCTCGATCCGTGAGCCAAGGAAGGCATCCTCGAAGACGTACTTGTAGCCCTGATACGGCGGGCCCACTTCGAGGCTCTCCGCCAGCTCTAGGGTCCGTGCGGCCGGGAAGAAAGACGAGCCCGAAGCGACAAAGCATTCCCGCTCGTTCCACGGATAGTGTCGGAGCATATATTCCTCCGCCCGGAACTCCGCTTCG